ACAGCTGCAGAGGGGCAGTATATTGATGGAGATAATGTAAGATTTAGATATGGTCTACCTGAAAAAATTGGTGGTTGGGAGCAACTAACTGCTAGCACTATAGTAGGTGCTGCAAGAGCACAACATCAATGGACAGATCTCGATGGCAGAAGGTACGTTGTATTAGGAACACATAAAGCTTTAATACTTTATTACTCTGAAGCTTTCTATGATATCACACCTCTAGATACAGCTTTAACAGGTGCAACTTTTAATACCTCGAGCGGCTCAGCAACAGTTACTGTTAATCTTGCCTCTCATGGTTTAGAAATTGGTGACTTATTTACTTTTACAATGTCTTCAGCTCCTACAGGTTTTGTTTCAGCAGATTTTGATGGAACTTTTCAAGTAATCACTGTGCCAGACATAAATTCTTTTACAATAACGATGAGCACAACTTCCTCAGGCACAGCAACAACATCGGGTTCTGCATCAATAAATCCATACGTCAGACCAGGAGCATTAAATCAAACCTTTGGTTTTGGTTGGGGAACTGGTTTATGGAGTGGTAGTTTGGCTGGTGCAATATCATCAACTCTGAACGGATCTTTGGCTGATGACGCTCAAGGTAACAATGGTTCAGCCACAAACATAACTTTAGCTGATGCGTCTTCATTCCCAACAACGGGTGAAATTTTAGTTGGCGGTGAATTAATAACATACACTGGTAAGTCATCAAACGATCTTACAGGAATTACAAGAGGAGCTAATGGATCGACAAGATCAGCACACTCTAACGGTGCCATAGTTGAGGACACAGCTGGATTCGTTGGGTGGGGAGAAGCCTCTTCAGCTAGCACAGTAGTTTTACCTTCAGCAGATTGGTCATTAGATAATTTTGGACAAACTTTAGTTGCAACAATATTAGATGGTAAAACTTTCACTTGGGAACCAATAAACACAAATTCAAATGCTCCACAAACCAGAGCTACAGTTGCAACTGGCAATCCAACTAAATCTGTGATGACAATTGTTTCTGATCAAGATAGACATTTATTTCATTTAGGAACTGAAACAACAGTTGGCACCTCAAGCACACAAGATAAAATGTTTATAAGATTCTCAGATCAAGAGGATATTTCGGATTACGCGCCCACTTCCACAAACACTGCTGGGACTTTTCAACTTGATGACGGAACAGAAATAAGAGGGGCTGTAAAAGGAAAAGATTATATTTTTATTTTAACAGATACTGCTGCATATATATCACAGTTTGTAGGACCTCCGTTTACATTCTCAATAAGAAAAGTTGGATCTAATTGTGGTTTGATAGGAAAACATGCAGTTGTTTATGCGGACGGTGTAGTCTATTGGATGGCTGACTCCGGTGGATTTTTTGTCTATGATGGAACAGTAAAAAGTCTTGATTGCTCTGTAGAAGATTTTGTATTTACAACTAATAACACAGGGGACTTAGGTATTCAGTTTGATCAAGCTAAAAAAGTTTACGCTGGTTACAACACACTCTTTGGTGAGGTGACATGGTATTATCCAAAGTCAGGATCAAATGTAATAGATAGAAATGTTACATTTAATTATACTGAAGGCGTTTGGACCACGGGCTCATTGGCTAGATCAACTTATTACGATGCTCAATTATTTGATCATCCTTACGCTACAGAATATAATTTAACTGGAGTCCCTACATTTCCTACGATCAAAGGAGTAACGAATGCTAATGGTGCCTCAACTTTTTATGAGCATGAAAAAGGTGTTGATCAAGTAAATACATCTGGCACCACTGCTATATTAGCAAATGTTCAATCAGGAGACTTCCAACTTTCTCTTGATGGCAATGGTGAACTTTTTACAAAAATAAGAAGGTTTATACCAGACTTCAAAAGAATAACTGGGGACGCTCAAATAACAATTAATTTAAAAGATTTTCCAGTGGATACTGCTGCTTCATCTCCTTTAGGCCCATTCACTGTTTCAAGTTCAACACAAAAAGTTGACACAAGAGCAAGAGGAAGAGCTGCAAGTTTAAAAATAGAAAATACAAGCACGGGTCAGTCCTGGAGATATGGGACTTTTCGTGCAGACGTTCAACCTGATGGTAGAAGATAATGGCTAAAATTACTGCATATATTCCCGAACCTAAAGAAACTTATCAACCTGAAAATCAGAGACAAGTCTTACAATCTTTAGATACTGTAAAACAACAATTGAATACTTCTTATCAGCAGGATCTTAAAAATGAACAGTCAACCTTCAATTGGTTTATAGCATGACAATACAATATAAAAACGCAGGCGTGAATTTGACAACAACAGACACTACAACTGTTTTAACTTCACCAACATCTGCAAGATTTTTAGTAAAACAAATACAAATAGATAACGCATCTGGATCACCTGTGAATCTATCAGTTCAGTTTACAGATAGTTCAGCGTCTTCGACTTTTAGAATAAGAAATAAAGCCATCCCTGCTAATGAAGTTGTGGATATAATAAATCAAACTTTAGTTTTAGAAGAAGGTGATTCTTTAAAAATGACTGCAGGCACTGCAAATGAGTTACAAGGTATTATTAGTTATGCTCAAATAGATAGATCACAGGAAAATGGCTAAGAAAAAACCAACTTTCGGTGTAAATATTTATACAAAAAGAACACCAAAAAAAAGGCCTGGCAGACACACAAAGAGATTGAATAAACATAAAAAAAAGAGTATGAAGAAACAAGGTTATAAAGGACAAGGACGTTAATATGGAAATAAGAAGAATACCAGCACACGCTGTAGAAAAAATTAAACATAAGAGAACTGGAAAAGAATATAAAGATAAAGCAGAGTTCGATGCAGATGTTGCAGATCCAAATACGGATACAACTGCAGAAGACTTTCAGCAAGATCTTATAATTACGCCAGCTTCTATTGGTGGCAAAAGCGATACTAAATGAGTCCTCTAGGAGGCACTGAATTACAGTATCAATTATTGTACAAATATGTAGATAATAGTTTATTAGATAATTTTCTAATAACTACATCTGTTCCTGAAAAAATACCATTAAGTAAAGATAAGATTAATATACTTTGGCAACAAAATTCTTACGATCAACCTAATTTAATTGATTGGTTCTCTAACAAAGATAATCATAAAAAGTATGATTTTTACGTTTTTAATTCACATTGGTGTTATGAAAAATTTAGGATGAGGTTTAAAATACCTTGTCATAAGTCAACTGTCATAAAAAATGCAGTTGAAAGATTTCCAGAAAAAATATTCATAAGAAAAAACAAAGTTAAATTAATATATCATTCTACTCCTTGGCGTGGACTTAATGTATTGTTAGGTGCGATGCAATTAGTAAAAAACAAGGACGTAGAATTAGACGTGTATTCAAGCACTCAAATATATGGAGATCAATTTAAAAAGCATAATGATGACCAATACAAAGGTTTATATGAGCAAGCAAAAGCTTTACCTAATGTAAATTATATTGGTTATGTTAGTAATGAAGAAATAAGAAAAAAATTACAAGAATATGATTTATATTGTTTCCCTAGTATTTGGGAGGAAACATCTTGTATATCAGCTATAGAAGCCTTAACTGCAGGATTACACATGATTACAACTAATTATGGAGCTTTATTTGAAACATGTTCGGAATGGCCAGTGTACGTAAATTATACAAAAGATTATAAAGATTTAGCTAAGCTGTTTGCTTTTTCTATTGATGAGGTTTGTAATTATTTGTATAAAGGTACAGTGCCAGATTTTTTAAAAAGACAGCAAGCGTTTTACAATGACTTTTATTCCTGGGATAGACGTAAATCAGAGTGGAGTCAATTTTTACAAGGACTTTTAAATGAGCATAGATCCAAACTCTGAACCAATATGGTTTAATGAGAAGAAAGATTTAGACGAGAGAAGTATTTTTGTAGCCACACCAGTGCATTCAGAGGTTAGTATACATTATACTCAATCGTTACTTGAGTTACAAAAACAAGCAATAAAGAAAAAAATCAAGATAGTCTTTCAATTATATAAATCATCTTTAGTTACACAAGGTAGAAACTTATGTGTTTCAGCTTTTTTGAAAAGTGGATTCAGTCATTTACTTTTTATTGACTCGGATATAGGTTTTAAATCTCAAAGTGCTTTCAATCTCTTAGATGCCGATAAAGATGTTATATCCGTCCCGTACGCTTTAAAAGACATGTGCTGGGATAAAGCTTTGTATATGATAAAAAACAATAAAATTAAAACTGTTGATGATTTAAAATATAAAGCTTTTTATAGATATCCTTTTAAAGTTGCAGATGCTAAAAGTATTGAAGTTAAAGACAAAGCTATTGAAGTGACTCATTCACCCACTGGTTTTATGATGATTAAAAGATCAGTATTTGAAAAGATGATTAACAAATACCCTGAGTTTGAAATCGTACAAGACAATATAATTAATGGTAAAAATGAAAGAGTAAAATATTTTTACAACTTTTTCGACACGCTTCACGACCCTGAAACTAAGACCTATTTAGGTGAGGATTTTGCCTTCTGCAAAAGATGGAGAGATATGGGTGGAAAATGCTATTGTCTTGTAAACGACTATATTTCTCATATAGGAGAACATCAGTATACAGCGTGCTTTGCTGATGAGTTGATTAAGCAATTTTAGAATGGTAATATTGTAATACTATATAGTATTATTATGGATCCATTTACTTTAGCATTAGCCACATTTGGCGTTCAGAAACTACGTGGTAAATCCACAAAGA